GGCTGAAGCTAAAATAGAAATGGCGACACAACTTCATGGTAAAAGAAGTGCTGATGAACTTGAGAAACTCAAGGAAGCTGTTCGTGAAGCTGAAAGCGAGTCCAATAAAGAACCGAAACGCAAAGTCGTTCCGATTCCTAATTAGTTGTTGCTGACAATAACAAACAACAAAGGAGATCGTAATGGATGATAACATGATAGAAACTCGTAATGCTAATGACGCACCACTTGCAAGTGCAGAGATACCTGTAGAAAATCCAGGTATAGACACTACAACTGGACAAGAAGGAAACCTGTTTCCTCTTGGTGGTGGAGAATCAATTACGAACATAGAAGGGCTGCCAACTGGACAAACTGGTCCAATTGGCTCAACAGTAACGCCCCCAGAAGGAGAAACTCCTCTGGAAACTGAAGCTCCAGTTAAAGAAGATCCTGGTCGTATGGAATATTGGCAATCCCAGACAGACAAGGCTAAGAATGAATCATATAAGCTTGCCGAAGAGCTTGACTATTATCAACGCACATTGGGTCCTATTGCGAAGGTTATTGAACAGAACCCACAAGTACTCGATAATATAGAATCATTACGAAATGGAAGCCCCCCACAGCAACCTGTACAGGCAGGTCAGAAACAGGGGGATTCATTAAATAAGCCTATCCGTCCAGATAAACCACATTCTTACAACGAGGTCGATGCGTATAATGACCCTGAGAGCGATTCTTTTAAACATAGAGTTGCTAATGATCAATGGCGTGATAATATGTTAGGCTGGTATGAAAATGTTGATGTAGCTAGACAGCAACATCAACAAAGGGTAACACAGGAACAGCAAAAAAACCAAATGGTTAATAATGCTCATTCCTATGCTATGAACCAGTATGGATTTGATGTCAATACAGCAACGGACTTTGTTCGTTGGGCTCAAAATCCATCAAATATCACCGTTGATTCATTAGTGAAACTATATTCATTAAAAGACGCTCCGTCACAGCAACAAAGCCAAACTCAGAATAGAACTGCAGAGATGCAAGCCCAACAGCAACGACTAAAGGTCCCTAGACCTACAGTTGTGCAAACAGGTGAATCAGCTCCTACGTTAACTGAGGAAGATTCGTTTTCACAGGCTTTGTTGACTAATGCAAGGAGATAAACATGGCTGCTAAAAATCTAGCTGCTAGTGGTGTCCTTTATACCGACAGACGAGATTTCTACATCGACCCCCAAGTTGTTAAAGAACTTTGGACTGATGTAGCCCCTTTCACGACTGTCTTATCTAATAAAGAGACACGACAAACAAATGACCCAGTGTTTAAGATGTTTGAACATCGTAACCCCTGGGTAAAACAACAGTTCGCATTTAATGATGGAGTAGCAATTGGTGACCCTGATACAGGTGCAACATCAGCTGTTATAACAGTAGATGGAATAACAGGTCTTGAAGCTGCTGCAACTGCATCATGGGAAGGACTTATTGTTGAAGCATGGAATGCTGCAGAAACAACTCGTAAAGCTGTACTTTTAATTATTGATGCCGATGGTGGTGGAGATGTTACATGTAAAGCTTTATGGACATCTGATGATGGTGCTTATACTACCGTTGATGGTGATATATGTCACGTTATTGGTAACGCACAGGGTGAAGGCGAAGAATCACCTGAAGCATGGTCAGACGAACTGCAAGTCGTTTGGAACTCTTGTCAAATATTCAAGACTCCACTCGAAATTACAGGAACTCTACTTCAAGCTTCACTTAGAGGTGAATCTTCTGAACTCGCTCGTTTGCGTTTACAGAAGAACCAGGAACACAAAATGCAGAAAGAAAAAGCTTTCTTGTATGGTGTTCGTGGTGATGCTGCATCAGCAGGTGGAACTAACTTAGATCACGATAACGCTGATACCTTTGATGACTTTGGTCGGACAGGTTCTGGTGGTGGTAAAGTTAGAACCACTTATGGTATTGTTGCTGCACTGAATGAATACGGTGCATCATCTGGTGATGATCAGTCAGTATTTACTATTGACTCTACATACAAATACGGAGATTTCGTAGATGATATGGAGAAAGTCTTTCAGTATGTACCGACAAATGGTGTTAAACGTGCCTTCTGTGGTGCTGGTGCTCTTGGTTACTGGTCTAAAATGGCTGGTAGTGAAGGGTTTGCTGGTGGATCAGGATGGACTGTTAACCTGAGTGATATGAAACGAGATACTCTCGGTTTCAACTATAAAGTACTTGAAACTCCTCACGGAATACTGCAGTTGATTCCAACTCCAGCTCTGCGTGGACCAAACAACAAGTACATGTTGATTATTGAGGAAGATAATCTGTTTCATTCTCAGTATCGTTCACCGATGTATCAAACAAACATCAAAACAAATAATGCATACGATGGAGTGAAAGATCAATACTTCTCAGACGAAGGCATTGGTATTACTCTTATCGAGTCGCATAATCTGTTTAAAATCACAGCATAAGGGGGGCTAAAAAATGGCTAGACCTTATCTTGGTGGTTCAAACGCTGCTATCAAAACAGTTAGTTCCGATTCTACGTTGACTGGAGCTGATTCTGGAAAAACTATCCTTATGGGTGCAAATGGTGTGGATATTACACTTCCATCTGCAGCTGCTGGTTTAGAATTTCAGATTATTCAGTCTGCCGATTACGACACTGCAGTATGTACAGTTGTACAAGCTGCTGCTACTGAGGATTTTTACGGTGCTCTTTATGGCACTTCTCAGGGTGAAAGTGCTGGAACTGATTCTGATGTTGGTGCTGCTGCTAATACTAAAATAACCTTTGCTTCTGCTTCTTTGAAAGGAGACAGAGTTAGGTTAGTTTCTGATGGAACAATTTGGTATGTAGAAGCATTTGCTCAGAATACTGCTGCAATTACGCTTGATAACTAAACAATAACAATTTGGGTGGGGGAGCAATCTCCCACCCATTGTTAAAGGAATTTAATGGCAATATTTAAAAATCAAATTGAA